TCGCCCAAGCCATCGGACCACGTGGCGATCTCGCCCACCTTGTTATCCGCCAGCGCCAGCAGCTTCGCGTCCGTCGGGTCGAGGTCCATCACCCGCACCGGCACCCGGTCGAGCCCCAAAGACAGCGCCGCTTGGTGCCGTGTATGCCCCGCGATGATCTCATAGCCGCCGCCCTCGATAGGTCGCGCGATGATGGGCGAGGCAAACCCGAACCGCTTGATGCTCTTGGCCACCTCGGGGATCGCCGCCGCATTGTCCCGTGGGTTGTCAGCCCACGGGGTCAGGTCATTGATCGGCATCCATACCGCTGCCGCTTCTGCTTTACTCGCCATTGTCGCGGTCCTTTTCCCGGCCCATGCGTACCTGCACGGCAGACAGCACAGCACCGTTAAACTTCTTCTTGTAGTCTTCTGCGAAGTGCGTTTCATCCATCGCCAGCGCGATGACCACGCAGTACTCCAGAAGCTCCTCCCATGACTCTATGATGCACCTGTCCCAATAATCGTTGTCACTCATCGCTGTCGTCCTCTTCAATCACCGGCAGAGCAGGAGCCTCGACCCCCAACAGCTCACAAGCGGCCGGCAGCGCCTTGAGCAGATCGACGGCCAACCGTGGCGCGTCGTCTATCGTGTGGACCTGCGCTTGTAGCTGTACCTGCTGCGGAGCTTCCAAGCCCAGTACGCGAGCCTCAGTCGCCAGCAACCGCGCGACAGTGGTGGTGTGTCCAAGCTCCATGGCTTGCTGGATGGTAGCCTGGACCCGCTGCCGCCAGTCGCTCCGAATCTCATCGGTAGTTTGCTCTTGGTCCTGGCTTGCCCATTCTCTACGAATCAGCGCCGCATCCTTTCGGACTTGGCGCGTGCTCACGTCGAATTGGTCGGCAACTTGCGCCTGTCTTCTCAACGTCCAGTCACCTTTGATTAGCAACGCCTCGACCACATCGCGCCGCTGGCGAACCATCTCGTCAGTGTTCTTTCGGCCTGTTTGGGACATATGGAACTTTATATAGTTCCACACCGCCCGTCAACATTAACCCCGCACCCCGCCCTTATTCACTCCCCGTAAAGTCCAGGCGAGGCCGGGAAACTGTTAAGCCTTCACCGCTGCCATTATCTGATCAAGTTTCGCCGTGACCTGTTCTTGAATCTTTGCTCGGGTGGCCATAAACTCCCGCGCGTCGGCGTCTTTTTCCATCCTGGCCTCTCTAATTACTTGATCGTATCGCTCCCGCATAGCAACTATCCGCCCGTCATAGTTGTCGTTAATTTCTTTTAGCTGTGTTTGAAACGACTCAACGAGCTTATCAAGCCGCTTCTGTAAGGTGATGAACTGCCAAACCAAAAACGCAGCAAATAAGCCCAGGTGACCACCGGCCATCAGTTGATCAACGATCGCTTGCATGCGTGGCCCCCTTGCACCTCTCAAAATATCAGCCACATTAAAAACGTTCAACTGGATTCATCGACAGCCGCTTAACGATTGCAGGGTGATAGCGTTCTTCCATTGTCAAGCTCGGCTTTTCTACGCTTGTGTAAAATACTTGCTTTGTGCTTGGGTCGTTTTTGTAATCGTTAACAACGTCAGCCCAGTGACGCGCGGCCCCCGATACGTATCGGCGTCCCTTTTCGCAGTCACACCCGGCCGCGTATGTGGTCACCAAAAGTTTGCCGTCTTTCCACCTGTGCCACGCCACCTCGCGCCATCCTGAGCCCGAACACGCTGCACAGCCCTCTGCAGCGGTTTTTACTACGGTCTGAGGGTCTGCCTTCAAGACTTCCAAAAATACCGCCACGGTCGGCATTCTGGCCTTTTTGGCCATGATTTGCCGGCCTACTCTGCTAACGTCCTCATCACGGTACGGTTTCAACGTGCCAAACCATAGCGGCAACACGTCGCCCAACCAATGATCCGATTTTCCATAGTTGCGCGCGTATGCTTGGAGCATGCGCTCAATTTGTTGTTTGCTGGCCATCGTTTTGTCCTCCTAAAATGGTAACTCTTCTAACGCTTTCAACTTTTGACGCTCTATATCCTCGTCCCATTCGGCCGCCTTAGAAACAAACGTCCCCAAATGCTTTCGACGTATAAACGTTGGCAAGTCGCATCCATTATCCTGCCACCATTGGCAATCGATCGACGTTAAAAAGTATTCATAAGCGTGCATAATTTCCGCTTCGTCAGCGTATCTCAGACCCTCTTTCAAATCGGACGCTATCGGTGGTGTGAGCTTCATTGTCCGCGCACCCGTTCGGCCTTGTTTGCGGCGCTCGTTTAGCCTCTGCCACAACGCCCGCTCCTTTTCGCCCCCGATGTTTTTGCCTTTTTTGCTTTCTTTGGGTTTTTGTTTTGGTGATTTGTCGGACTCTTGTTCGACTTTAATTGAATTGAATGTATCTGTATCTGTATTTGTAGATAAAGGAACGCGCGCGCGAGGGGTTGGTTTTTGGTTTTTTTCCGCGTTCGACTCGGTAGGAACAACCTCATAAGATGCCGCAATTATTGAGTTTTGCTGGTTGGTTTCCGGTTGGTTTCCGGTTGGTTTTGCGAGTGTAGAGCGGTTGGTTTGTTCGTTCCACACTTCCATCCATTCGTTTGCTCGCTTGATTAGCTTTCTCGCTTTCCAATCAGTCAACCCAGACCAACGAATGAATTCCGTCTTTCCTAATGGGTGACCCGCTTGTATCCTTGCACACAACACCGCAACCGCTAAAGCTTCGGATGCAGGGTTTTCTTTTGTGTATCGTTCAAAGGTAGCCGCGTCTATCCACGGGCGGGGGATCGCTATCCATTGCATTGCTTGACTCGCTATTTTTGCGCTCGATTCGGTGGCGGCATCCGCTCCAAAAAACGGACACCGGAACACCGAGTCAAGCTGTGTTCATGCTGGGGGATCAATCCCAGCACCCAAACCCTAACGGGCTAATCTATAAATTACAATCTCTGTCCGTGGTCCTTGGTCCTTTTCTGCATAGTAGGCATCTGCCCTAATGCATGAGACTTGACCATCGTCATTCCAAATCATCCCCGGCGGTATGCTGCAGCCATCGATAACGCTCTTGATTACGTTATCTAAATCGGGTCGCTTGCCCATCGGAATGAGCCCGTCTGGATCTTTCTTCCGTGATATGC